CTGTTGTTCTGTCTTCTAGATAAGTAATAGCAGATGACTCTACATCATCCTCATCCTCATCATCTTCTGGTATAAAGCCGTAATGTTCGGCCGCTTCTAGAGCGCTAGAGTATTCTGAATACTCACACCGGATAGCGACTCTATCAAATTCGATAGATTTATCAAGGCTATCCTCTAAACCTTCTAGATACCCGACTAAAGCCTCAGCGCCCGACCATGACCAATCAGCATTATCATCCTCTTTGAGTAGCTTGATTGCTTCATCGGTGCTTATATTTTGATGCATTTTATTTTTTCCTTAAACTAATAATAGCGAATAACCAAAGTATATCTAACAAGTACCGAAAACTAGCCCCCCTGCCAAAGTGTAGGGGGGCCACTAATAATTGATGAAAGATTCTACCTCACAGTAGTTCACCCATTGTTATCAAATAGGTTTCTATAGGCCTGGTATACGGCATCAGGTGCCTCCTCGTCATTGTATTGTTGAGCAGACTCGAATGTAGATAAGAAGCTCAATAGATTAGGGCGGTAGTTAGGAATAATACAATAACCACCCTTAATCCATCTAACACACGCGAGACGGCGAGTGCCGTAAAACCAGCAGAAGATCTCGTCGCCAAGGGCCGTACGAGATTGATGTGGTTCGTGGAAGTCAGATATACGCCCCCGCAAGTATCTAAGTAAATCGAACATTATGATTTAGTACCTAACTGATTATAGAATTTAAGGATAGAGGGCTCTATATAGCAACTATTACAGAAGGTGGATCGTGTACCTATCAGGCGGAGGCCGCTATAGTGACGTACACGACTAAGAATAGTATAGAGGCCCCCGCTGAGCCAACGTAAATTACTGAGACGAGCCTGTACGTTATTAAGCGTGAGTCCCTGACTACGATGAACAGTGAGGGCATAACCCAGTCTAACGGGTAAGTAGTGACAGCGACCCAATAGTTTGTTAGTGCCGAGCTCTTTATTATCTCGTGTCACGTATTCAATGATAGTCTCCTGACCGGTACGTTCTACTGTTACCAGTATAGTATTAGTCATGAGCTCCTTGACTATAGCGATATCGCCATTAGCGTAGCAAGGAAGTTTATTACGAAGTAGAATAACGCGCGCGCCCTTCCTCAGCTCTACTGATTCAGGTATTTGGCTCCACTCAGGAGCGGCCCTACCCCCCTTCGGTATAACGTAGTTCTTAGTGTAGAGGCGACTAGGCCCTTCTAGTTGTGCTAGGTGCACGGCGTTATATCTATCTACACTATCATTAGTAGTCAGGATAGTAGTGCCCGCGTAGTTATCATCGAGCTGATTGACAAACTCTACATTATCCATGAACCAATCTACTGCTTCCTGAGGCCGCCCTTCTCTTACGCTAGTCAGTGCCTGTATAAAGCCGGGGTCACTCTGGCGCCTGACCTCTCGTAAGTACTGTATATCGAAGCTCTGCAGGCAGTCTGCTTGATAGACTGGCGTGCTAGTGACCTTCTTATCTGGTACTAGTGGTAACTGACAGAAGTCCCCCACGAGTAGGAGATTCATATTTATGTTACTCTTCTCCATTACGTGATGGATAATAGTTAGTTGCGGGCCATGTAACATACTGATCTCGTCTATTACTAGAGTATCAAATAGATTAGATATAGCCCGTAGCTTAGTGGCCAGCGCTCCACTGGAAGCGGAGCGTAATAGACTAGTAGTGTCGAAGAACTGGAGGGCCGCGTGAACAGTAGTACCGCCTGCATTAATAGCGCTCACGCCGGTACTACTAGTGATGAGGGCCTTACTCAAACTCTGTATGTATGTTGTTTTACCACTCCCTGCTGGACCCAGCAGCATCTGATAGGGGCCGTTGAACGTTATCTGCATCTAATCTCCGTATAGTCCTAATTGTTTTACTCCATCGGTCCATCTCGCATTCGAGATAGGTAATCAACTCGGCCCGCGCTAACTTCAAATGCTTATAACTATGAGGAGTACTAACATCACACCGCTCAATAACTGATAGATGTCCCTTCCGTCTTACTAGATAGTTACCATAACCTGTTACACTGGCAGGCCTAATAGCACGGGCTATACGGATACTGGCCTTATAATCTGCGCGGCCCTTCTTCAGGTAATTGAGTAATCTACTCTGCTGTGTCATAAAACTTAGACTAGACTGCCTATCATGCGCCACGGCCGCGAGATAATCAGTCACACCTATATAAGAATCGGGGCCCTTATATATAACGTAGTACCACGGTCTATTATCTAGAATTGACATAAATCTTAAGCAATCTCTCTAGTGCTTTCTTCAAGTCTGATACTCTCTGGTAGTTATTAACTATGTCTATATAATGAACGCCCGCCCCATTAAGGCGTGCCAGACGGTCCTTAATCGCCTGATAGTTAACATCACTACTCAGTACCTGCTCAGACGAGCGGCTTATATTGATTACTATACAACATCTATTAATCAATGTAGATAGTATACTCTCTATTACCTCTACCTCCTCCAGGTTGCGTAGGGATAATAGAAGAGTAGGTATACCCTCGCTGATATGGCGCCGTATCTCAGTCCGCATCATACGACTAGAAAAGTAGGGGTCATTCTCTCTCATGAAGTGATAGAGATTAACCATGAACTGATTCATGGTTATATTCATACCATTGGGTGTATACTCCTTGTATTCTGTTGTATCGAGGGCCCCTTCTGGCAATCCATAGTACTTCTCTGTGAAGCGCTTCCACGGAGCTATAGGATGGATCTCCTCAACCCCCAGTAACTCAGATAAACACTTAGAGGCTTCAGTCTTACCTGAGCCACTCAGACCATGAATAATAATAAAGAACATAAGTAGTCATGCAAGGATTGACAATTTTAGAAGTCTCTGTTAGAATTGAAATACTAGAGTAGCTTGGTAGCTAAAGGCTGAAACGTAGCCTTCAACCGAAAAGGGACTTAATACAAAAAATACCTTTGTTTTTTGTTTCAAAACTGAAATTTGCGAATCCACCGAACTTGGCAAAGATTGAGTGAGGGAAGGGCGTTTCGTCAGGAGTAGATTTAATTAAGTTTTGCGGGTTCAATTCCCGTCTCTAGTACCTATTAAATTATGCCACCAGTCACGAATTAATAAATTCATTTAATACTCATTGAGTTGCATTTTTAGATTCTTCAGTTTTTCAAGTTTTCTTTCAGTTTGTTTAATTGCTTTAAGTTTCTTTTCTTCAAAGACTTTTTGAGCTTCTGTTTCCGTTAGCACGTACTCTTTTGAGGTAAATCCGTCTAGCATTAACATATTAAATTTACGGGGATTATCCGGGGAAAATACCCCATGGCAGATTTTTCCACTGCACTTTATAATGCCACTTGTCAAAGCGTATTTTGTGACATAAACTGTAATTGTTTCGTCCATTGATTTACTCCTATGGTTATTATTTTTAGTGGGTTAGGCTGGATTTGCACCAGCGTGGAATTACTCTACAGATTTACAGTCTGTCGCCTTCGACTACTCGGCCACTAACCCTTGTTTAGATTTATCTTACCATAATTCTTAATGCCTGTCAATCATGGTTTTTGATTCTTTTGAGATTCTTGCAAATCGAGAAGCTGAAGCATCGCCTCTCTTGCATCTTTACGCGCCATACTACAAGTCCAGAGTCTTTGTTCATTGCGCTTGATAATGATAATTTCTGTATCAGAAACTGAACAAACTAAATCATTTTTCTGTTTTATTAGTTGATTAAGAGATTCTATTCGTTGCTTTTGTTCTAATTCAGAAACGAGTTGAGGTTTTTCTCCGTACTCTTGCGTAGAGAAAACAATGGCTAACATAAAACTTTTTGTTTCTTTAGACTGAAACCGAATAACCTGCCAACTAAATTCACCATCAGGCTCTAATTCTCGATTCCAAATATTTAGAAAGGTTTGTAAATAACCTTCTAATCCTTTTTGAGTTTGATGGTTGTTATTAACATCACTGAAAAGTCCTTGACTCTGTTGAGGATAGTTTTCAACAGGTTCTTCTGACTGACTGTCTTGAATAGAAGAATAAGAATAGCAAGAATTTAACAGTTCTACATAAAACATATTGTGACTCCGATTAATTTTACATATAAAGTTTTAATGTTTATTCATTGCCAAGATACCATTGCTTATCACTAAGAAACCAGAAAAACATTCCTTTGCAAGAATTAGTACAGTCTTTCTCAGATATTAATTCTTGCCATAAACGAAAACATTCAAAAAATTGCTCCCATCCATAAGGAACATCTTCTTTAAGATTAGTCCAAATAATAGATAGATACCTTTCGATAAGATTGCGTATTGTTAAGATTAAAGAGTGTGGTTTTATTCCCATCTCTTTTAGTTCTGCTTTAGTTAATTTCTTTCTTAGAAATTGATCGATCTTTTTATCTAGTTGCGTTTGATTCATTGTTTAGTATCAGTTTCAATCCCTAATAAAGCTTAAACTTAATTGTTTCTTTTTCCTTAATATTTAATCTTCTCCCCAATCTGGGTAGTATTGTAAATAGACCTGGGTAGTATTGTAAATAGACAGCTTGTCGCTCGATAGCTTCCTTCTCAAGCTTTTCAATTTCTTCGTCATCGAAGTCGTGGTCCCAAATTAGAGAATCAAGAAACTGGTCTTCTTTCTCTATAAACAATTCTTTCTTAACCATAAAATCTTGGCAACCATAAGACATCCCTCCGCTTTTCCCTATAAAAATAAGCGCATTGTCTTCAACGGTCGCCAAAAACTCTTTTAATTGTTTTGCAGTAATCACTTTGTGTCTCCTAAATAAAAAGTTATCTTATCAATATTCGGATTGGGAATCTACCATAATTCAATCAGTTTCAATCTCTAGTAGGGTTTAAAACTAATACACAATAACACCTACTATTAACCAATTACGTTGAGTATGATAATGGTGAATCTCAATCCCTAGTAGGGTTTGAGATTAATTCTAACACAATTTCTAATGTCTGTTAATAACTATGGCTAAGAAGAAGAGCTTCACTTTTAAGAAAGAGCACAAGGATCCGGACGGAGGGCTAACAGCTAAGGGCCGCGCTGATTACAATCGCGCTACTGGCTCTAAGCTGAAGCCCCCTGCCCCTAATCCTAAGAACAAGGTGGATGCGGCCCGCCGCAAGAGCTTCTGTGCGCGTAGCGCAGGCCAGGCGGATATGCACGATATAGACTGTCGCAAGACACCTAACAAGCGCTTATGCAAGGCCCGCAAGGCATGGGCATGCTAGTGTTGTGTCAAGTAGTGAATACAGTGACGTGATCACCACCGTATGTATCAGTGGCTATCCTAATGCGCGCCTCACTCTGAGAGTGGAACCAGCCCTGTGGATCCACGAAGTCAATTATAGGTGGGTTACGCTTACCCTCTTTAACGCGTAAGGCCCGGCCCACCTTTTGAATCATAGATACACCGTCTACTCCTCCCTTACCGCCGGCGGCCATTATAATACTACCAATAGAGCGTATGCTCACACCTAGGCTCAAGATACCCTCACTGGCTATAGCACCAGATATAGAGCCCGCTGACAGCTGGTCTAGTACGTTGGTTATGTTAGTACTCTTACCATGAATAATGGGTAGAGATGTGCCTAGCGCCTCTAGCTCAGTCAGTACGTTAAGGGCCTGACTGGTAGGATTCTTCTTCTTACTACTAGTACCTACCTTACGTACTAGGATAAGCACAGGCCCATAGCCGTCTTTTATCAGTCGGCATGCGTGCTTCGCTATAAGGGTATTGCGGGCTCTATTATTAACTATGACGCTATCGTATAGCTGATTATAGAGCCATGGTGTGAAGGGCTTATCGAATGAGCCATGCGCTACTGCACCGGGAGGAGCTGGATAGAACTCGAACTTAGGTTGCATAATGATACCGCTCTCAATGAGAGTAGTCTCTTGATACTCTGCGAGAAGGGGGCCGAATATAGCCTCCATCATCTTAGGGCGAGTAGGTGTAGCAGTCATGCCAATCTTATAACGCGCGTTGACTAATGACAGAGCAGTAGTGATACCACTTGCATTCATATAGGTATGCGCCTCATCGAACACAGCGACCTCAATACCAGAGAGCCACTCTATATAGCGTCTATCGCCCCGCTTAATACGCTCATAGAGAGTATCTACGGTAGCGATAGTCATAGCTCCAATATCATCATTACCATCTCCTACTAGTCCAGGAGAGAGGTCCGCCCACTCCTGCACATCCTCTGCCATCTGGTAGAGTAGACGTACGGTAGGTACTACTATGAGTCGGCGGGCCTCGAAGTATTTCATCAGCGTGGCAATAACAGCGCTCTTCCCATAACCAGTAGCAGCCCGCACGTAACCCCGGTAGCCTCGTAATACGCTAGCTACTGCCTCTCGTTGGTCGAGGCGTAGTCTGGTATCTATAACGGGATCGAGTAGAGTTGGTTGGGGGAGCAGCTCTAGAG